ATTCTACAAAAATTGTGACTAAAGTAACCTATCCATCGTGGCTAGTTACTGCATTTATATTTGAGAGTTTATTAATACTTGGATTCTTATACTTTAAGTATATATTTGGGAAATAAATTAAACTAAATAATGGCAAAGGCATTAAACGTAACAATATTTAAAAGTAAGCCCAAAAAGAATAACAAGGGCATTCACGCAAAGACTAAAACATCATCAGCTAAAGGTAGTAAGAACTACAAGAAACCTTACGCAGGTCAGGGCAAATAGTAAATAGTTTTTTCATTGATATTTTAACAATCCCTTGATTCTATGAGTTGAGGGATTGTCGTATATAACAAAAAATCATTAACTTTGGTCTAAATTAAAAGAATAATAATATGGCAGTTTCAATCAATGAAGCACATAAGTTTATTAGAAGCATTCTAAAAAAGAACAAGGGGGGATTTGCTTCCCCAGCAGATATAGATATGTACCTAAACAGAGCTGTTTCCGATTGGATTTCAGCTATTGTTTTTAAGTTTAAGAAAACAAAACATTTTGATTATGATCACCTATTAACTAAAAGAACTTCTTTTCCGGTAACAACTGGTACCGGGATAATAGACCTTCCTTCAGATTATTTAGAGGGGTTAACTGTTTATCTTTCGGTAAATAATAATTCAACTACTACTGAAGGAACATTATACAATTGGGATCAATTCTTAGAGGTTGTAAATTCAAAGATAATAACTCCTACTACATTATATCCTGCAGCAACTATATTCTTAGATAATACTAATGCTCCTAAGATTCAGTTTTCTCCTGTTCCTTCTAATACGGATACCTATAACTATACATTGATATATGTAAAAAAACCCAATGTAGCGATTTATAAATACACTACAGATGGAAGTGGTAACATTTCATTCATTTCTTCTGGCTCTGTAGACTTAGATATATCGGACAGATTCTTAGGAGATATTTACGCAAGAGCTTTAATGTACTTAGGTGTAACATTAGAAAATCCGCTACTTATTCAAACGGAGCAAATTAAGGATAGTAACCAGAAAAACGATGAGCGATAATGTCAACAAATAAAGCAATTTTATCGGAGCAAATTCAAAGAATCTACGCTAGATTTATCGATAAGGGAAATGAGAGCGACGTTATAAGCATTCCTGAGGTATTGCTTCTTGTAAGCCAAGCTATTAATAAGATATTAAAACTTGAGGTAGCTGAGTCATTTAAAGCGGGACTAGTAGACGTACCTAAGTGTAGTCTTATTCAATATACTGCAACGGTAGTATCTGAACCATCTAACAGCCGTTCTTATATAGCACTTCCTGTAATTCCATTGACATTGCCTTTAGATATGGGTATATGGAATATAGCGGCATCCAATGCAGCAATGACTCCCTACATACCTATTCCTGCACAAGATGTGTTGGTATTCCAAGGAGCTAACCTAAGTTACCTAGAGGGTCAGGTTGGATACTACATTCAAGGAAAAAGAGTTTACTTTACTAAGGACATTACTTTATCATCAAATGGTTCAATAAGTTCTGTCATATTAAACATACTAGCCTCCGACTTTTCTCAACTTACAGATACAGATATGTTACCTATATCTCCTGAGGTAGAGTCTGCTGTAATTACAGAAGTATTAAATATAATTAGTGCAGGTAGAGTTTCTCAAGCTGAAATGGCTACTCAACAAGAAGGTCAATAGATATGAAAACTAAATCTATAAATATAATTGTTAGAGATGCGTTGTTAGACAACGGTCTTCCATTGCATTATTATACAAGATACTTACACCACGCATTAAGAATCACAGACGAATTGTCTATGGACTTTAACTTGGGTAACGTAAAGACTGTTGAGTTAGATGTAACATCTTACCAAAGAGCTATCTTACCTTCTGACTTTATTGACTTTATAGATATCTCAGCTAAACATGGAGAGAGATTACTTCCAATGGAGAGGGAGCGTACTTTAAACAAGAAGTATAACTACGATTCATCGGGAAATAAAATTACTTATCCATCTACTCTTAGTGTAAACTACGACGCAGAAATAAACTACAACTTAATTTCAGGTTCTAATAATATGAACACTAGGGGAGAGCTTGTAGGAAGGTATTATGGTAGAGCAAGAGCCCCCAAGTTAACTTATGACATCGACGAGGTTAACCAAGAGATTGTGTTTAGTAATGGAATGATTTTAACTAAGGTTACATTAACATATTTGACCTCAGCAGTATCCCGATCTACAGCTAATGTAGTGACTCCTTACGCAACAGATGTAATTACAAAGTACATACAAATGATGGCTACTAAGGCAGAGGGAAGTACGTTAGGTAAGTACCAACTAGCTAAACAAGAATATAGCAACGCTCGTAGAATATTTAGGTCTAGAATGAATGCTACTGATTTTGCAGAAGTACTTGGTTCAATAAGAAACGGAATTGTTGGTAGTCTTAAAAACTAACACTTAATATTTAACAAATGGCTAAGATTAATCTAAGGGCAACAGGTGGATTAAACCAAGATGTAGATGCTAATAATTTACCTGTAGGTGATTATCTTTCAGCCAATAATATATTATTTGACTCAGGTAAAGATGGCGGGGCTGGTGCTATTAGGATGTTGGACTCTATCAAAACATTAGGATTGACTCAAATTTCAGGAACTGTCAAAGAAACATTTTTAAATACAGATGGAGTAATTTATATATTGGTTTATGTAAACTCAACTACAGGATCTATATATAAAGTTGTTCCTAATATGACAGCAAATCCTGTGACTTATGGAAATCCTGTGCAGATGTTAACATATCTACACGGAGGAATATCTACAACATTTGTTCCTGATTTAAGAGTTCTTGGAAGCACTATTATTTGGAACTATGCAAAAGAAGGAAGCGATGAAGGTATTCCATTATCATTCTATATTCCAAATTATGTATCAACTTTACTAACTCCAGCATTAAGTGATTTAAAACTACAAAAACAGACTCCTAATAATGTTGTTGCTATTACAAAAACAATAGGAACAGGAAAAGAGTTTTTAGAATCTTCTGACTTTCAATTTGCATTTAGATATCAATATACTAGCTATGAATTTTCTGTTCTTAGTAACTACACTCAAATATATAAAGGAGAAAAGAATACCGAATCATATTCATTTGTATTTACATTTTCTTCAATACCTGCTTATGCGTCATATATAGAATCGTATGTTAGAATAGGAAACAATGGAACTTGGAGAAGAATTGATACTGCTCCTACTTCAAATTATACCCTTACTTGGACAGGTCAGATATACGAAAGCTTAGATATTATTACTACAGGAAAGCCATTTGATGCTGTACCTGTTAGCGCATATAGCATAGAGGTAGCTAAGAACAGGGTTTTTCTTGCAAATATTCAAGATGAATATAATACAATAACAAGCATTACTCCTCCTTCAGACCCTATAACTGGGGGATATTCGTTTCCTACTGGTACAACAGTTAAAACATTTAAAACAAGTACTGTTACAGATACAACCGTTACAAGTTCGGAAGGAGCTTCTTATATAAAACCTTTTGCAAATAATTCTACTTATGCAATTGGGGTGGCATTCTATGATGCCGCAATGAAGACAAGAGGAGTTGAAGGTAAGTACACCAAGTTTACAACAGGAAACTTTGATTATCCTATTGTTCCTAATTTAACATTTACAATAAGTGGTGGTGCTCCAAGTTGGGCTAAGTTTGCACAAGTTGTTTATAGTAAAAATATTTCTAAGAGTTATGTATTTGAAGGATATGCTAGTAGTATATTCTTTGAAATTACTAAGACAATAGTAAATGAATTAACTAAAGAGGTTACAACCGTTAAATCTTTTATTCAATCTGTAACTAAAGATGATTTAAAAAATATTACCGCATTTGTTATTGATATAATGGGTATGTTTCGTTCGGGGAGAATATATACTTGGAGTGATGGGGACTATGTTTCCATTAAAACTCCAAATGGGATACTTACGTTAAAGATAATTGGTCAGTTGGATAATTTAGTGTATTGCGCATATTCAGGGGCTGAGATGACAAATACAACTACCGTAGATCCCGCTACTTTGCCTTTTGAGTTTTATACTCCTAAGCAACAACAAGAAGATGAGTCTTTGGTATTCTATGAATATGGCAATTTAATTCCCGTAACAACATCTACTACTTCGATTGTAGTTACTGCAAACGGTCCTTTAAATGGTCCTGCAACGGAAAGTAAGTTATTAGGAGATACGGTATTTTCTATAATTGAAATGCCTACTTATACTGTTTCTCCTTTTACCGTAGATGTTACCAAGGGGGCTCCTGTGGTAGAGGACGTAGTTACGATTATTAATTCAACTCACGCATTTAGTACACTACAATTAGGGGTTGTAGGACCTATAAATGCAAAAGGATATCAATCTACCCCTAAATCAGAAACTCCTATATTAACGTCTATTTCTACCAATGGAGATGGAGCGGTATTGCTTGACAATACAA